CAAATGTAACCAGTTCTGCCAACTTTACTATTGCATTAGAGGCAAACTTCAACGGCAACGGCAACTGGTTCACGATTGACACCAGCAAAACAATCAATGCTGCTGGTCAATACGTTTATTTTTACACCGGCAGAGCCGCCACATTGATCCGAATGCGAATTGCATCCATTTCATCTGGCACGGTGGCTTTAACGCCGCATATCGTCGTGGCTTACCACGGTTAAAGAGTTAGACTCGGGGTTATAGACCCTTCCTATGTCTAATCATGGCCATCCTTCGCGGAGAGCAAGGTGCGGTCCAGTTTGATGCTGCTGGTTCTTCCAACGCAACCATTGTTGGCACCCGTAGCTGGACGCTGAACATCACCAAAGACACGTTGGACGTTACCGATCACGGTGACACGTCTCGTGCATTTGTCGGCAGCCTGATTTCAGGTTCTGGCACGGTTGAGCTGGTGTACGACCCAGACGCAACTGGTCAAGCCACGTTTATTGAAGACGTGCTGACCACTAGTGACACTGCAGACGCCACGTTTGAGCTGTTCACGACTGGTACTACTTCTGGTACTGACAGCGTGAGTTTTGCAGGCATTATCACCAGCATGGATATTGCATCCACTGTGGGTGATCTGGTCGTTGCCACCTGCAATTTCATCACCAGCGGTGCCATCACCTCCAACCTTGAATAAGGTTTGAGCGATGGTTGAGTATCGCGGCGAAAAATTTGCTGGCTACAACAAGCCTAAGCGCACTCCGGGCCACCCCACTAAATCCCATGCCGTCTTGGTCAAGGAAGGGGACAAGATTCGGTTAATCCGATTCGGGCAACAGGGAGTCAGTGGCTCGCCAAAGCGTGAAGGTGAATCTGCAGCAGCAAAGAAACGCCGCGAGAACTTCAAGGCTCGCCACGCAGCCAACATCAAGCGTGGCAAATTTTCCCCTGCTTACTGGGCCAACCGCACGAAGTGGTGACTAAATGACTTACTCCGTTCCTGGCCTAGTACGCACTCATCTTGTCAGCAGTTCCTACATGGGAAGTGCTGATAGTCCGTTCGTGAGAACACGGGCTGTAATCGACCAGATGAAGGGCTGGGAGATTATGAAGGCCGTCACAAGCGGAACGGAGTATCTACGTGAAAACTGCGAGACATTCCTCCCTCTAGAGCCTCGTGAGGACTACTCAGGCTATCTGGCGCGGGTCAATCGTTCTGTTTTTACGCCTTATACGCAGCGTTTGCTTCGAGCCGCTGCAGGCTTGATTCTTCGCAAACCCATCAGCATTGAAGGCGACCCTTATTGGACAGAGGTCTTTAATAAGGATGTTGATGGATGTGGATCGGATCTAGATGAATACGCTCGACGACTCTTGATTTGTGCCCTGACGTATGGGCACTGTCACACGCTGGTTGATTTTCCTGCGCCTTCGGACGCTAGAAGTCTTGCAGAGGAGCGTGCTCTTAATCGTCGGCCCTATTGGATTGAGGTGGATCCAACCAACATCTACGGTTGGCGACTGGACCGCGAAACCAATTACGGAAACCTTACACAGGTTCGGATTGGCGAAAAAGCAGTAGTCCCAGATGGTGAGTTTGGAGAAAAAGTTTATGACCAAGTACGTGTCATCGAGCCTGGTCGTTATCGCGTCTTCCGGCAAGAAGAGCAAAAGAAAGAGATGCAAGGGCAGTTTCCATACCCCTCTGCATTCAATCAATCCGACGCTACGGCGCAGTACGAGCTGGTTGAGTCTGGCGATTTCTCACTTGGTCAGATTCCGTTGGTGACGATCTACGCCAACAAAACAGACACAATGACCAGCAAGCCACCGCTGTTAGACATTGCTCATCTCAATCTGGCCCACTATCAACGCCAAGCGGATCTTATCCACAGTCTCCACATCGCTTCGCAACCGATGCTCGTCCTTGAGGGCTGGGACGATCAAACGAAGGACATGGCGATCAGCGTTAATTACGCGATGGCGACCCAGCCGGGTAACAAGGTCTATTACGTGGAGCCTGCGTCAAGCGCGTTTGAAGCGCAATCGGCGGAAATCCAAGAGCTACAGCAGCAGATGGCGACGTTGGGCATCAGTACGCTGAGCCAGCAGAAGTTTGTTGCTGAATCTGCGGATGCGCGTCGTCTGGATCGGATTGACACCAACTCGATGTTGTCGATGGTGTCGATGGACTTGGAGTCCGGCTTGCAGAAGTCTTATGACCTAGCAGCCGATTACCTAGGCATTGAACCGCCTGAGGTGAAGATCAGCCGTGACTTTGATCTGCAACGCCTGATTGGTCAGGATATTGCTGCGATGGCACAGCTGTTTGAGAACGAAGTGATCGACCGCGAAGAGTTCCGTGACATGCTGGTTCAAGGCGAGATTTTGCCGACAGCAGCAGAGACTCAAGAGAGCGGTACAGTAGAAGAGTAATAGCTTTCGTTCCCATGGGACTTCGTTTCGAGGAAATCAACCCTCCTAAAAAAGAAGAAAAGCCTGCAGAAAAGAAACCTGCCGCTAAAAAAGCCAAGGCTAGTAAAGTAGAAGAGTAAATTCACTTCTAATAATGGAAGAACAAGTCATCCAGGAGACACCCGTGGTGTCGCCTGAACAGCCCGTGGCTGCGACTGAAACTCCTGCTGTTGATGTTTCTGCTTACGAGCAGCAAATTCAAACGCTCCAGCAACGCGCCACTGAAGCCGAGGAAAAATTCCAAGGCATCAAAGGCAAGTTGGATGAGGTCTACAAAAAGCAAGACGACCAACGCAAAAAAACGCTTGAAGATCAAGGTCAATGGAAAGACCTCTGGGAAGAAGCCAACAAAACTGCTCAAGCCAAAGAGCAGCAAATTGCTGAGTTACAGCGTCAGTTGGACGATCTTCGGGTGTCCAACGAAACCGCAGCAATGAAAAATTCAGCTTTGGCTGCAATTAGTCAGGCTGGAGCGATTAACGCTGAGCAGATGCTTCAGTTGGTGCAATCCAGCTTGAAAAAGTCTGAAAGCGGTGCTGTCAAAGTGCTTGATGGTGGCGTTGAACAGGATCTTGGTGTTTATCTGGCCAAGTTAAAAAATCCTGGTTCAGGCTTTGAACATCACTTCAAGCCCAGCACACAAGCCGGCATGGGAGCTAAGCCTGTTACCGGAGTTTCTGGTGCGGGAACTGTCGCTAATCCGTGGGCAGAAGGTAGTATTAACCTAACAAGGCAAATGACCTTGGAAGCTACCGACCCTGAGCTTGCAGCTGTGCTCAAGCGAGAGGCCGGTAAATAAGTCCCGGTGGGACACCACTTTCAAGTCTGTGACTTGAGAACCCGCAAACTTTATCCCTGAATAAGAAATGGCCGCCCCATTTCAGAATTATTCCGGCGGTGTCCTTCTGGCGGACATCGTAAAAAGGAATAATCTCAGCACTTATGTGTCTGAGGCCATCAAAGAGCGCAGCTTGTTCATCAAGTCTGGCGCCGTGGTTCGTAACGCTCTTCTCGATTCACGTGAAGGCGGTACTCGCATTCAAGTTCCTGAGTTCAACCCCGTGTCTCCGACTGAGGAGATCATGGACGGTACTGCAACTTGGGGCACCAGCTCTGCCGGTTATCTGACTCCTCAAAAGATCGGAACCGGAACCCAGATCGCAACCATCTGCCATCGCGGTTTCGCGTATGCCGTGGATGATGTTGCAGTTCTGGCTGCTGGTGAAGATCCCATGCTTCACATCCGTAACCAGCTGGCCGACGCCATCAACAAGCTGAACAGCGCGCGTCTGTTCTCTCAGCTTGCTGGTCTGTTCGGTACTGCTCTGTCTGCCAACGCTCTGGACAAAGGTGTTGCTGCTGCCTCTGGCGGCGCTGAAGCCAACTTCCTGAGTGCTGCCAACGTTGCAGAAGCTCGTTCCAAGCTGGGTGAGCGTGGCGAAGAGCTGGACACCCTGATCGTCCACCCCTCCGTCGCTTACTACCTGTATCAGGTGGGAATGCTGACCTTCTCCACCTCTGCACTGTCTGCTTCTGGCGCGGTGACCTGGGGTGGCGGTGGTGTTGGCATTGGCGCTCGCGAAGTTGGTGAGTTTGCCGGTATGCGCGTTGTTGTTGACTCACAGGTCAACACCGTTGCTCCTGGCACCTCTGGCCACCAGCGTGAGTTCTACTGCTATCTAGTGAAGTCCGGCACCATCCTTGAGGGTGTGCAGCAGGACCTCCGGATTGAAGCTGACCGCAACGTGCTGTCCAAGCAGGACGTGCTGTCTGTTGACTACCACTCCACCTATCACGTGATGGGCACCAAGTGGAGCAACGCCGCTGACAACCCGACCAACGCCACCCTGGCAACTGCTGGTAACTGGGCCGCTACTTATGACATCGACCTGATCCCCATGGTTCAGCTCACCGTCAACAGCCCCCTGGATACCACCACCATCTGATCCTGATCAGAGCAAAGGCCCTACCATTAGGTGGGGCCACCTT